GGAAAGGCAGAGCAATGAGCGACGATTTTAAAGAGAGGCTGCGGAACACCGACCACAACTGGCACGAAGCGGCTTGTGCGGAAGCTGAACACCGCATCGAAGCCCAAGCGGCAGAGATTGAGCGGCTGCAAGCTACAGTGGGCGACCGGATGGAGTTTTATCTCGACCGTATCGAAGCCCAAGCGGCGGAGATCGAGCGGCTACGTGAGGCGTTGCGTGACGCTGCGGAAGTGATTGAAATTTGCAATACTGTATTTTTGCACAAGTTGGGAACCACAAATAAATGGCGCAACGCCGTCCTTGCTAAAGCCCGCGCAGCATTGGCGGGAAAGGCAGAGCAATGAGCGACGATCTGATTAAGCGCCTACGTGAGATGCAAGAGAACATTTGAAATGATTATCTGTTTTTGTTTTTAACAGTTGACTTTTTATAGAAAGTAACCTATAAAAAGATATAGTAAAGAAATGGAATGTTATGGATTGGCAACAAGACTTTAAAAAAATTAAACAGATACAAGAATGCGGTGATCATGCTCAGAATCCTTGGTTCAAGGAATATTGGTATAAGACCGCAAATGTGTTGTCTGAAACATATCTTGCAGGTCAACCTTGGCTTCGTACATATGATGGAGAAATTAAATGATCGTTCAGAACGCAGTAAGTTGTAATAGTTGCGGAGATATGATTATCTCGAAGCATCGCCATGACTTTGTAACCTGCACATGCGGTGCCATATCTGTAGATGGTGGCCAAGCTTACCTTCGTCGGGTTGGTGGTAATCTTGAGAAAGAAGCTTTTGCAGATTACTCGTGGTCGCTTCCTGACGAACTGTACAATGCTTGTGCTGATACAGTCCAAGAAGCTATGGATACCAACCGTAATAAGTTCGGTATTGCCAATGCAGTAATGCGTAAGCTTCGTGAAGCTGGTCGTGTTATTGCTGAAGGTGAGCAACGTATCTTTGCTGAGAATAAGAATCTCGACGAGATTATGGTCGAAGAAGCTGATGGAACTTATAATCGTTATAGAAAGGTAGTAGAATGAATAAAAATATTATATTATATCCAAAGAACAAGTAATGAATCTCGAAGTAGAAGCTTATGAAGGCGAACTAAAGAAGCTCCGTAAGCTCGAATCGATTATCAAGCATGAGATTCTGGCAGAGAAGCTTGGAAATATATTCTTCATCTGTGGCGAAAGTGGTGAGAAGGATATAAACGATCTGCCTAAACAGATTCACATTTGCCCTGCATATGGTGTAGATTGGTTTCAAGTTTATGAACGAACAAATAATACGTGGGGACCAGAGTGGTAATCAATGAATTCTTTGATGAGGCAATGGTGATGCTTGCATATGGATTTAAACATATGCAAGAAAACGGTGCTTCAACTGAAGAGATGACAAAAACAGCCAGAGCAATCACTAGCGCAATATGGCAGTTTTCTGATACATGTATAAATAATGACGACATAAGTCATTTAACAATTGAGGAAAACTAATGAAAAAATTACTGCTTGCTCTGCTACTTTTTGTATCCCCATCAACTGCATTCGCTTCAGAGTGCGACGAATTCTTTCCAAATGGTAAAGAGATTATAGTACCAAAGACTGTTGTACTTTGCAACTCATTCTTTGTTACTGTATATGATCCTGCTAATCAAGCAAATGTATTCTCTTCTGAGATTGCACAAGCAAGAACTGCCAAGACAGTAAGAACAAATGATTTTCGCCCAGACAAGCGTATTGCTAATCCGCCCACCCCAGATGATTATACAAACACTGGATATGATCGTGGGCATATGGTTCCTGCTGCTGACGCTGATGATCCTATTGAAATGAGCGAAACATTTCTCATGACTAATATGACTCCACAGTTACCTTCAGTCAATCGTGTTGCATGGAAGAACCTTGAAGAACGTGTACGCTCTGTGCCGTTCACATATGTTATAACTGGTGCACACTATTCTGATAAACCTAAGCGTATTGGTAAGCGTGGTGTTCCTGTTCCTGATATGCTATACAAGGTAGCGTTCTTTGATGATGGTAAAACTGCTGTTTATATTGTAGATAATATTGTTCCTAAGTCAACTATTTCAACAATGCCGCTTGAAAAGCTAGAAAGTATCATTGGCTATAAACTAAGGTAAGTATATGAATAATTTATATAGGTTTTTTTTGTGTTTATTAATTGCTTTGTTTTTGCATGAAGCCTATCTTGTTGGATTTTTAAATGTAGAGCCAAATAAGGATATTGTTATTCTTTCTATGGGGTTAGGTTCTTTGATGATGATAGAAAGACTCTTGATTTCTATCGCAATTGAGCATATAATTCTTTCAAAGAAAGGATAAAAAATAATGAAAATTTTTAATTTAATTTGGTATAATTTGAATATATCATTTTTCTCTTCAATATTTGCTGCCCTTGCAATTTTAATTGTTTCAGGACATCCTTGGGGACAAGATGCTTTTTGGTTTAATACAATTTTGTTTACCATAATTTTTACTATTTTTGATTTGATTAAAAATATAGTAAATATCGCGGATAAATAAAAGCGTAGGCTTTTATGGTTGTGCCAACGTAGTAAAACAACCATAACCTTATGCCTAATGGGTAAGGTTTTTTTAACTCGCTTAATAGGAGAAATAAATGACTTATATTAATCTTCCAAATGCATTTAAAGAATTTGACAAGTTTTTTGTAGGCTTTGATCCACTTGTAAAAAGACTTTCGAATGCTGCTGAGCAAACTGTCAAGCTAGCTCAAAACTATCCTCCGTATAATATTAAAAAGATTGATGATAACAAATACACCATTGAAATGGCTGTTGCTGGATTTAGTAAGCAAGATATTGAAATTGAGCTAGCTAATTCAAAACTTATCATTAAAGGTAGTGTCCATCAAGGAGAACCTGCTGAACAAGATTCAAATGGCGAATGGACTTGGCCAGAAATTTTGTATCAAGGGCTTGCTATGCGCCCATTTACACGCCAGTTCACACTTGCGGATAATGTAGAGATTAAGAATGCTGAACTTATTAACGGTATTCTTAATATCGTTCTGGAAGCTATTATTCCAGACGAAAAGAAACCAGTAAAAATTGAAATTAAATAAGTAAAAAAGAAAGTAATAATATGATTGAATATGTAAAAGAAAGTATTTCCGATAAAGAAACATCAAGAATGGTTTGGATAACTCGACTTGGTAGTGTGGTGGTTTTGTCACTTTGCTCATTGTTATTTTACGGAATACTGTTCTCGTAATATGAAAAGGTATCTCTGGCTCACACTTGGCATTTTATCTTTAGGGATGGCATATGTTGGTATTGTGCTGCCGGGGATACCTTTCTCTATATTTCTTGTATTTGCGGCATATTGCTTTTCTAAAAGCTCAAAGCGTATGCACAATTGGCTGTATAGCCACAAGTATTTTGGCCCATTTCTTACAAATTGGACAGAATATAAAGTATTTCCGATGAAAATGAAATATATGATGATAGCCATGATGACCTCATCATTGGCCATTTTGTGGTTTACAACTTATAATTGGAAAGCAATATTAGGGACGGGCATCACCATGGCTATCGTAGCGATATGGGCTTGGCGATACCCGTCCACAATTGAAGAAGCTAAAAAACGTTAGCCCCAATTAGCGTATTGTTTGGTCTTCTTAAGTCTATCATCTAGACCGTGTGTACCGCCATTAACACGCTTAGTGATCTGAGTGATTACTACATCAGTAACTCCCTTATCAGCAACTGCTAATAGTCCATTCTTACGGAAGAACCATAATGCAGACTCAAACGCCAATTCACCACATACAATATCTGGATTAGTCAATACGTCTGGGCGACCTATGTCTTTGGCGAATGCAGTATAGTTATCTTTGCCGGTTAGCTGAATTGGGCCACGACCTCTATATGTCCAACCGTCACCAGAGCTTTCTGGTCCATTCCCCATGCGACTAGCATAAACCTTGTTAGCAATCTTCTCTGGCTTACGTGCATATCCTGCTGTCGAAGCAATTGTTGGAAAATACTTCTTGAAGATACCATTTAATCCTTTATCAGAATAATTTAGGTTCTCTGAAAATACCTTAAAGTTACCTGACTCATGTGCACATTGCCCAAAGAAATGAGCAGCTTGATTATTTGTTAACTTAAAGAAGTCACGAGCAGCCTTATAGGTGCCCGGTCCCCATTTACCATCTGGTGATAGTCCACACTTAGCTTGAAGTTGAGCCAATGGTCCTAATTCTGAAGCAGTCTTTGATGCAGGAGCGACTGCAACAGATGCAACTACAGGAGCACCAGCTTCCTTGGTTGTTGAAGGATCAAAGTCGGCAACAGGCTTGTAATCAGTCCCACCAGCCTTAGACTTAATAGCGATTAGACGTTGCTTACGGTTGCCACCTTCTTTCTTGATTGAAGCGTGGACCCAACCAGAATTCTTGTCGCCTGAAGTATAAAACTCCAGAATGACCTGATCAAATTCAAGATTGTCTGCAACCCAATCAGCAACCTTCTTATTGTCTACACCTTTGACTTCAAAGTCAATCGCTTGACCATTAACGTGCTGTGAGGTCTTTGAACCACCAACAGCTTTGTTAACAGCAGGTGCACGATAAGAAGAATTAATTGTTACAGGACCAAACTTTGCACGAACAGGTTCAAGAATTTTTTCGCAACAGTAGCGCATGTTTTCAATATGTTCAGGCGTTGGTGTGTTTGATAACCCAAGCTTCTTGGCAGTAGGAGATACAGTCATCTCCTCTAGTTTAAAATTTTCTGTTAATTGTGTCATAGTATACTCCTTAGAATGGGCCGTGATCTTCGTCTGAATCATGGTACTTGTTAATAAGTTCCAGTTCCTTAGCTTCATTATCAATTTCAATTGAATGAGCTTTGGCTTCTTCTGTACGAGCTTGTGCTATTTTGACATAATCAGTCTTACCTAGTTCTTGAACTTTAACATTAGGATCAAACTCAGCAGTCTTCATGCCCATCATGGTAGCGAATGCACCGACAAAAGCACCAACAATAGTTGAAAATGCAGGGCCAATAATTTTAAAAATTTCATTGTTGTCAATTACACTATTTGGTACAAATAGACCAACCATCATAGTGAAAACAACAGCAACCATGATTAAACCAAGGACGAATGCAGCCATTTTCATAATTGTAAGCTGAATTCGTCCTTTGGCAATCTCAAGGTCTTGAAGAGTTTGTACTTTCTCTTCACTTGTGATAAATGATAAAAATCCCATATTTTCTCCAATTCATATGTGTTATTTTTTTGTTGACTCCCCCTTACATATGATATATATTTCAACATGGGATTAGTATTCCAACAAACTATTTATAATATTGGAGATTATATGCATTGCATACATTGCGACTCTGACAATCTGAAGAAGCTAGGAATGCGCTTCATGGGAAAAGAGAAAGGCTTAGGTTACACATGTTTAGACTGTGATAAGACCTTCGTGGTGCCTACAACCACAAATGATGCTGGCGAAGAAGAAGAAGATTTTGCCATCAATGATGATCTTCATTATGTTCGTGATGATGATTTTATTGATGATCTTTTAAAATCTCAAATATTTGTATTCACATGTGCTGTCAATAACACAGAAGTAAACGAAAAGTTTTTTGGTTCACTTCAAAGTTATTGTGCTTCACGTGATGCAAAGCTTGTTATCTTTCCAATTCGCTATCGTAATCCATCAATGATTCATACTAGTGATGAAGTTGATTATCCTGCTAGTATTGTTCCATATCTTGTGGAAAATAATCTTGAATTGTTGCCAAATGTTCGTGCTCTTGGTGGATTGAAGACACAAGCCACAACGGAAAATCCATTGACAGGTGTTGATGGGATGTCAAAAGGTGCCTCGCTTATTATCGGGCATCCACAAGTTGCATTGAAGACCCTTCCACGTAATGCTGATAAGTACCCAGCGATTATCACTACCACTGGTGCTATTACTGAAAAGCATTACAGCACAACAAAGATGGGTTACAAGGCTGCGTTTAATCATTCAATGTCAGCGGCAGTCGTTGAGATTGATCATCAAGGTGATTTCTTTATCCGCCATCTAAATTTTGATGGTGAAGGTTTTTATGATGTTAATGGTTATTATACCAGTGATAATGTAGAATATGGTCTTAAGAAAACACTAGGTCTTGTAACAGGGGATGAACATGCTATCTTCTCTGATGAAACTGTTATCTCTGCTACATACTTTGCACAGGATTCGATTGTTGCAACTCTGAAGCCAGAAAAAATTGTGCGCCATGATATTCTTGATTCTTATGCTATCAGCCATCATCACAAAAAGAGTTTCTTTACAATGTATGAGAAGCATCATTCACCAGAAAAGCGTGGATCGATGCGTAAGGAAATGCTTGAAACTATTGGATTTATTGACGCATCAACACCAAATAATACTGTCAATATCGTAGTGGCTGCTAATCATAACGATCATCTTTATCGCTGGCTCGACTCAGTAAATCCTGATGTTGACTATGAAAATGCCTTGCTATTTCATGAGCTAAGATATAAGATGCTGCTTTCAAGAGAAGATTCGGGGGTTATTCCTGAACCATTTGAATTGTTTGCAAACGATAAGCTTAAGAGCAATACTATTTTCCTTGGACGTGACGAATCATATAAGATTGGTGAAATTGAAATCTCCAATCATGGTGATGTTGGTGTCCATGGATCACGTGGTTCTTCTAGACAGTTTTCAAACTTACCAGTAAAGACAATTACTGGGCACTCACATTCCCCTGTCATTGACAAGGGAAACTATACTGTAGGCACCACAAGTCTTCTGCGCCTTGAATATAACAAGGGTCTAAGTGCTTGGCACCATGCCCATGTTGTGGTATATCCAAACGGTAAGCGCCAGATGATCTTTATCGTCAACGGCAAATGGCGTAAAGAATTTTAAATCTAAGGGAGTTCCATGAAATTTTATACTAACGCATACTCAACTAAGAACAATATTCTTGTTCGTGGTATTGAAGACGGCAAGCCTTTTGCAGAAAAAGTGAATTATAAGCCGTATCTGTTCGTCAACAATAAAACTGATGAACAGACAAAGTATAAAGACGTTCATGGAACTCCTGTTCGCCGCAAAGATTTTGAATCTATGTCAGAGGCGCGTGAATATATTAAGACATATTCTGATGTAGATAACATGACCATATATGGCATGACAAAGTTTACCTACACGTATCTCAATGATGCATATCGTACAATTGACTATGACCCATCACAGATTTCTGTAGTTGGTCTGGATATTGAAACTGCCAAAAAAGCTGGTGGTGGGTTTGCATCTGCTGAAGTTGCTGATGCTCCTATTACTGCTATCACTATTTCTCGTAATGGATTTAAAGCAACATTTGGTTATAAAGATTATGTAGAGCACAAAGAAAACATTAAGTATTATCGCTGTGAAGATGAAGAGGCTATGCTTCGTGCATTCCTTACCATATGGAACAGCGTTGAATTTTGTCCTGATGTTATAACAGGCTGGAATATTGAATTTTACGATATTCCTTTCCTTGTTAATCGTATTGAGCGTGTGCTTGGTGAAGGTGCTTCAAAAAAGCTATCTCCATGGGGAATTATCAAATCATACGAACAAGAAATCATGGGTAGAGTTAACAAGAGCTATGAGATTATTGGTATCTCTAATCTTGATTATATGCAGGTGTACAAGAAGTTTATTCTTTCGCCACGTGAATCATATGCTCTTGATTATATTTGTGAGCTTGAACTTGGTGTTAACAAGCTAGACTATTCTGAGTATGGTTCACTCCATGATCTATATGAACAGAATTTTCAGCTATACATGGAATACAACATCCATGACGTAGACCTAATCGACATGCTTGAAGCTAAGCTAAAGCTGATTGAAATGGTATTTGCCATTGCATATGACGCTAAGGTGAATTTCGAAGATGCATTGACCTCAGTGCTTCTATGGGACGTTATCATTCACAACTATCTGTTGTCGTTCAACACGGTTGTGAAGCCACAAGAAACCAACACACCAGAACACGCCATCGTTGGTGGTTATGTGAAAGACCCTTATGTTGGATTGACCAAATGGCCAGTATCGTTCGATCTTACATCACTGTATCCACACCTTATTATGCAGTATGGTATTGGTCCAGAAAACCTTGTCAAGCGTATGGAATTCAACATTGACGAATTCCTTGCAATCTATGATGCTGGCTTCCTAGACACTACTGATGAGCATTTGAGAAATACATTGACATTCAAGTCATTGCAGTATGCTCATGCTAACAACCTATCGTTGACTGCCAATGGTGCCTTGTATAGCCGTGAGAAGCAAAGCTTCCTTGGTGAGCTAATGGATCGTATGTTCATTGAGCGTAACGAGTACAAAGGTTTGATGATGGATGCTAAGAAGGAATATTCACAAACAAAGGATGAGAAGCTTCTCAACACCATTTCGAAGTACAACAACCTTCAGCAAACACGTAAGGTCAATCTAAACTCTGCTTATGGTGCTTGTGCTAACAAGTACTTCCGCTGGTTTAGTACTGCTGTTGCTGAGTCCATTACTACTTCTGGTCAGTTATCAATTCGTTGGATTGAGATGAAGCTTAACCGCTATCTAAACAAGCTACTTGGTACTGATGATGTTGATTATGTTGTAGCAATTGATACCGACTCTGTGTACATTCGTCTTGACAGTATGGCAGAAAAGTTCTTTCCAGATAAGGACACAAAGAAAACTGTTGCGTTACTTGACAAGATTTGTGAGGAGAAGCTACAGCCATTCATTACTAAGTCGTATGAAGAGCTTGCAGCCCTGATGAATGCACGTGAGAACAAAATGTTCATGAAGCGTGAAAATATTGCTGATAAAGCTATTTGGATTGCTAAAAAGCGTTACATCATGAACGTGTACGACAGTGAAGGTGTGGCATACGATAAGCCCGATCTTAAGATGATGGGTATTGAAGCAATTCGTTCTTCAACCCCAGGTATGGTACGTGCTGCTATTAAGAAGTCTCTTGATCTTATCATGAATGCTGATGAGGCTGCATTACAACAATACGTCATCGATTTTGAAAAAGAATTCTTTGCAAGTCCATTTGAAATGGTTGCCTTCCCTCGTGGAGTCAGTGATCTAGAAAAATATGCGGACAAAGATAAAATTTTTGGATTTAAGACGCCTGTTCACGTAAAAGGATCACTTTTTTTTAATCATCTGATAAAAAAAATGAAGTTGGATGATAAATATGAGAGCATTTCTAGTGGCGACAAGATCAAGTTCTGTTATCTAAAGGAACCTAATGTCTATCGAACGCCAGTAATATCTTGTGGTCCCGTGGTGCCGCAAGAGCTTGACTTGAAGCGCCATATTGATTATCATGCCCAATTCGAGAAGGCATACCTATCTCCACTGTCGAACATCACCGATGCTATCGGCTGGCAGCTTGTTGATAAGCCTTCTCTTATGGATTTTTTTGAGGATTAATAAATGAAAAATTTGGAATTAGATGATGAGTTTGACTTTGGGTTTTCTTCTGTTAGTGAAGGCGACTTCATTGAAAAGGAAAATCAGGCAGTAGCTAGTGCCGTTGAAGGTGTCCAAAGTAAGGTTGAGCGTATGTATCATATGATACTGCCTCTACTTAACAACTTGGCTAAGGATGGGGATGAAAATGCCTACATTCATTGGCCAAATCGTTGTGAAAAGATTGAACAGTTTAAAAAGAAACTGCTCAGTGTTGTGAATAGCTAATTTTCCCGAAAGGGAATAATATACGTAAAAATAAGCAAAAATCAGAACAATCTTCCCGAATGGGAATCTTTAAAGGAAAAAAATATGTCACTAATGGATAGACTCAAAAAAACATCAACAATCAAAGACAGTGCAATTCTGTCAAAATCAAAGTTCTTTACTAAGAAGGACATGATTCCAACACCAATTCCAGCAATCAATATCGCACTATCTGGCAGTCTAGACGGCGGTCTGACACCAGGCCTTACCATGTGGGCTGGACCATCAAAGCACTTTAAAACAGCATTTTCTCTACTAATGGCTAAGTCCTATATGGACAAGTATACAGATTCAGTATTGTTGTTCTATGACAGTGAATTTGGTACTCCACAATCATATTTTGAATCATTTGGTATTGATATGGAACGTGTATTGCATACACCAATCACTGATATTGAACTATTGAAGTTTGATTGCATGAAGCAGATTGAAGGAATTGAGCGTGATGAGCGTGTAATTATCATCATCGATTCTATCGGCAATCTTGCTTCAAAGAAGGAAGTTGAAGATGCACTTGATGGTAAGTCAACAACCGACATGACACGTGCTAAACAGCTAAAGTCATTCTTCCGTATGATTACACCACATTTAACAATCAAGGATATTCCTATGATTGCGGTGAACCATACCTATAAGACCCTTGAAATGTATGCTAAGGATGTCGTAGGTGGTGGTACTGGCTCGTACTACTCAGCCGATAATATCTTTATCATTGGTCGCCAACAAGAGAAGGATAAGAATGAACTTGTTGGTTACAACTTTATTATCAATGTAGAGAAGAGCCGCTACGTGCGTGAAAAATCAAAAATCCCTGTTACCGTTCTTCATGAAGGTGGTATTTCAAAGTGGTCAGGACTACTTGACATTGCTGAAGAATCAGGCCATATTGTCAAAACCAAGATTGGTAACAGCACTGCTTATGCCAAGGTTGATATGGCAACTGGCGTAATTGATGAAGAAAACAAGGTTAAGACAGATGCTACAAACACATCTGCTTTCTGGCTTCCTATTCTAAAGGACCAGAGTTTCCGTAACTTTGTTGAAAAGAAATACAGTGTTGCCCATGGTGATATCATTAAAGAAGAAGATGATGTTGCTTCCGTAATTAATTCTATTGAAGATGAAGACGAAGCAATTACTTCAGAATAATGTTAATGACAGGTGTCCTTAGTTTACGGACTAAGGACACCTGTCTACGGTTTACTGGCAATATAAGGAAAACTAATGTCGATTGAACAGGTCATTTTCAATAACCTAATCAACAATGAAGACTATGGCCGTAAGGTCATTCCCTTTATAAAAATAGAATATTTTCAGACTAAGAATGATCAGGTCATTTTTGAACTGATCAATAACTATGTCACATCATATAATGCTTTCCCGACTAAGGAAGTGTTGATGATTGACCTATCAAACTATATTGGTATTTCAGATGAACAGTTTACAGAATGTAAAGCTGCTATTGATGAAATTCCCAATCAGTCTGATGCTTTGTCCCAAGTCGATTGGCTTGTTGATCAGACAGAATCTTTCTGCCAAGATAAAGCTCTATATAATGCAATCACTAAGTCTATTGAAATTTTAGGCGATGCTTCAGGCAGTTTGTCAAAGGGTGTTATTCCTGACCTGTTGTCTTCTGCTCTTGCAGTTTCGTTTGATACATCAATTGGGCATGACTTTTTATCAGACACTGATTCTCGTTTTGAATTTTATCATCGTAAAGAAGAACGCATTCCTTTTGATATTGAATATCTAAACAAGATTACCAAGGGCGGATTGCCACGTAAAACGCTCAATGTTATTTTGGCTGGTACAGGTGTTGGTAAGTCATTGGCTATGTGTCATATGGCTTCTGCTAATCTGCTAGAAGGAAAAAATGTTCTTTATATCACTATGGAAATGGCTGAAGAAAAGATTGCAGAACGTATCGATGCTAACCTATTGAACATTCCACTTGATCAATTATATGATGTTCCAAAGGATTTATATGACAAAAAAATTAATCGCCTACGTGAAAAAACAGTTGGTAAGCTTATTATTAAGGAATATCCAACTGCATGTGCTGGTTCTGCGAATTTCCGTCATCTTCTAAATGAACTAAAGATTAAGAGAAACTTCATTCCAGATATCATTTATATTGATTATCTCAATATCTGTAGTTCTTCGCGTATGAAGCAAGGCGCAGGAGTCAATTCATATACTTATATCAAGGCAATTGCTGAAGAGCTTCGTGGGTTGGCAGTAGAATTTAACGTACCTATTGTGACTGCTACTCAGACAACACGTGGTGGTTATGACAACAGCGATGTTGGATTGACTGATACTTCTGAATCATTTGGTCTACCAGCAACGGCAGACCTTATGTTTGCGTTGATTGCAACAGATGAACTTAAACAGTTAAATCAGATCATGGTGAAGCAGTTGAAGAATCGTTATGCTGATCCTGAAATGTATAAGCGTTTTGTGATTGGTGTTGACAAATCACGTATGAAGCTGTATGATGCCGAACAATCTGCACAAGATGATCTTGTTAATGATACGGTTGCTCCTGATACAGCATTTGGACAAAAAGCAAGTAAGAAGCCATCATTTGATGATTTTAAGTAAAGGGGCAGTCGTATGAATTATAAATTAGTTGATTGTAAACAAGAAGTTTTTGAAGGAGACTTCATGTTTAGCGTATATGATTTGATTGAAACTACTACAGGATTGTTGATCAAGTCTTCCTTAAAAAAAGAAGAAGCCAAAATCCTTTTGCGCCATCTTAATATGGGCGGCGGGTTTGATGGATTTACCCCTGCATTTTTTTGCAATTTAATTAAAAACTAAAAAGGAAATATTATGTTAATTGAAATTCCATATAAGACGGGCGATACAGTTTCTGTGAAGCTTATTTCTGGTGAAGAAGTTGTTGGTCGTATTGGTGAACCAACTCAAGATGCTGTTATTCTCACAAAGCCAATGACATTTATCATGGGTCCACAGGGTCTTGGTATGGTCCCGTACATGTTCTCTGCTCCACAGGATGCAAAGATCAAAATTAAGGACAGTGCTATTGTTGCTATCGTCAAGACTGATGATCAGGTCAACAAGCAGTACATTGCACAGACAACTGGTCTAACTCTAGCTTCGTAAAAAAACTATTGACAGTTCCTTTCGAATCACTTATAACGGGTTCAACAAAACGGAAGGAACTGTCAATGACCGTAGAAATTAGCACCGCCGATTGTGATTTTATCAAAGCAAACCGTGCACTTTATATTGGTGCTGAAATGATTAACAGCCGTGGATTTCCCAAGGAACTATTGGTTAGGTCTGCTGATACTGGTCGGGCTGTGCATTTCACTCCTATTCGTGAAGGGCATCCTCGTTTTGATTATGATTTCTGGGACGGCGAGATGGCCATTTATGAGCCTGATACCGCTCTTCGTAATGTGGACATTCTGGTTATTAGTTATGGCATGTAAGAAGTACTTCAAAGTACTACAGAAAGTGGCTGAAGCCGTGGAGCCTGTGTCTAGAAGTAGACAGAGGCTTTCGGCATGTTTGGTTTATAAGAATGAAATTATTGGGATGGGCTTCAACAAAAAGAAGTCACACCCCTTTCAGCGTAAATTTGCTAAACATGAAGAAGCTATCTATCTTCATGCTGAGATTGATGCTATTAAAAATGCGTTGAAAGTTGTTGATGCTGATACTATCAGCAAGAGCACCCTGTATATTATGCGGGTAAAGTTTGAAGACACAAATGCAAAGAAGTTTGTGCGTGGACTATCCAAGCCCTGTGAAGGGTGTGAACGAGCCATCGCACAGTTTGGAATTAAAAAAGTTTATTACACAACAGAAGAAGGATTTGATTATTTATGAGTAAAACAAATAAAACGGTTCCAGTAGAAGAAATTCAAAAAAGAATTTCATACAATAATGGCAATTTATATTGGAAATATCGTGAGGATATGTCTGAAAAATGGAATGCCAGATTTTCTGGGAAAAAAATTAAAACATTTATGACAAATGGATATGTTAGATTTTGTATAAATTATAATGGCAAGCAGTTTAAATTGAGAGGTCATATTGTATCTTGGATAATTTTTAATAATAAGTATCCCGAAAAATGTTTAGATCATATTAATAAGATAAGATCAGATAATCGTATTGAAAATTTAAGACCAGCAAATTATTATCAAAATGTTTTAAATACATCACCGAATGATAATAAGTCAAGTCAATATAAAGGCGTGTTTTGGTCAAAAAACAAATGGCGCACGGTTTTAAGAATTGGAGGCACAAAATTTCATTGTGGATATTTTAATGATGAATTGGAAGCAGCACTTTCTTATAATAAAAATGCTGAAGAAAAACATGATACAGAATATGCCTACATGAACGATATAAGTAACGGTTACACCAATAAGGAATATCCTAATATGCCTAGACATTGGACACCAGAAGAAATGTCCGCTTAAAGGTTTGATATATACAAGGCACATATTGAAAAGTGCCTTGTATAATTTTGTTTGAGGAATGATTATGAAAAGTATTGTAACTGGTGGTGCTGGTTTTATTGGCTCACACTTAGTGGATAAATTGATTGATATTGGCCATGAGGTTATTGTCATTGACAACGAAACTGCTACTTGCCACGATCATTTTTATTATAATGATCGTGCTTCATACTATAAGTATGATATTGCCGATTATGATTCAGTTCGTTCACTTTTTGATAATGTAGACTATGTGTTTCATCTTGCCGCTGAATCGCGCATTCAGCCATCCATCGATAACCCCCTACTTTGCTTTAGAACTAATGCACTAGGAACATCAGTTGTTCTTCAGTGTTCCCGTGAGTCTGGCGTTAAGAGGGTTATGTATTCTTCTACTTCATCTGCATATGGTAAAAATACTCCACCACTTGTAGAAACTATGACTGAGGATTGCCTAAACCCATATTCAGTTGCAAAGGTTGCAGGTGAAAAAATGTGTAAGATGTATTCTGATCTATTTGGTCTTGAAACTATCGTCTTTCGCTACTTCAATGTATATGGCGTTCGTGAACCTCTTAAGGGCGAATATGCACCAGTGATTGGTTTGTTTATACGCAAACATCAAGCTAATCAATCGCTCACAATTGTTGGTGATGGTGAACAGCGCCGTGACTTTACTCATGTTGATGATATTGTTCAAGCCAATATAAATGCTATGAATTTTATTGCAGAGGAAGGTAATAATTATTTTGGCACTGTATTTAATGTAGGCACTGGAACCAATCATTCTGTCAATCAAATTGCTGCTCTTATTTCTGACAATGTAGAATTTATTCCGCCTCGTGTCGGTGAAGCTCGTGAAACCAAGGCAAATAATGACAAAATCAGAAGTGTACTTAACTGGTCGCCCACCAAGAACATCGAAGATTATATTAAGGAACAGCTATGAAAAAAGATGTGATAGTTGGTAGTATTACTAATTATAATTTTGATCAAATTAAGCCTTGGGTAAATTCTCTAGATCAGTGTGGATTTACTGGCGATAAAGTTATGATCTGTTATAATATAAACACTTCAGTCGCTGATGAGATGATATCTAGAGGATATAAAATATTTGCTTTTAATCAAATTGGTTCTAATTTAGTATATAATAATCCAAATTTTAATATAGTGGTTGATCGTTTTTTTCACATGTGGCTTTTCTTTAAACAGATAAAAGATCAGTATAGATATATTATTTCTACAGATGTGCGCGATGTTATTTTTCAAGGAAATCCGTCTGATTGGCTTGAAATTAATATGAAAGATAAAAAGATTAATGCTTCTAGTGAGTCTATCCTTTATAAGGATGAAATCTGGGGAACGAATAATCTTTTAAAATCTTATGGTCCCGACATTCATGCTGCATTTAATAATAATTTAATTGTAAATGCTGGTGTTATGGCAGGTGAAATTGAAACAATGTTAGATTTATTTCTCAATATATATGTCATGTGCAATGGAGCATCATCGCATAATATTTCTGGTGGAGGCGGACCTGATCAAGCAGCATATAACATTTTACTTTCATCCAAGATATATCAAGATGTTACTAATATAGCTTCATCTGAAGATGGATGGGCTTCCCAATTGGGGACTACAGGATTTCAGTCATCATATGGCGCTGAAGGAAAACTAGTAGAAGCGCAACCACAAATTATTAATGGTGTTATATGCACTTCCAAAGGAATTCCATTTACGATTGTTCATCAATATGATCGAATTCCAGAATTGAATGAGTATATATTTAATAAGTATAAAAAGGATAACAAATGAAAATAGCATTGTTATTGCCAGGACAACTACGATGGATGGATAATCCTCATACAGTTCAAACACATCATGATTATATTATCAATAAATATGATACTGACATTTTTGGCTCTTTTTGGATTCCAGATGATAGTGAGGTTATTCTTGATTCTCGGCATGTAAACTATGCGCCATCACCTTCAGATAGTTTAGCTTGCAATAAAATTCAAGAAAAATATAATTTTAAAAAAATAGAATTTATACAACCAAAACAATTTAGTCAGGCTGAAGAATTTTATACTAAAGTAAAAAAGCATAAATGGCCTAATTTATGGGAAGCAGGTTGGTTAGATAGAGCTAATGTATTTAATAATATTTTTAGTCAAATGTATGCTATCCAACGAGTAACAAGACTTTTAGATAATTTTATGTTAAGTAATTCAATATCTTATGATATGATTGTTTTATCAAGACCTGATTTATGTATATGGTCTTATCCAGAGCTTAATGAATTGGATAAAAATAAATTTTATTTGAGCAATCATCATGGTTTATTTCCAGACCTTACCTTTATTTTTGGACCATCTTTTATTAGAGCATTCTCTGAAGTTTTTGATAATTTGCTTCATATTAATGATGATGAACTTTATAGTCTGTGGGAACCAAATGCTGAAGGAATTAAATTTAACTCATACCGCAGAAATTTTTCTTTAGAACACTTGACACCAATACCAATTCCAGTTAGAATAGTACGTGGACAAGATTGCAAAGGGCCTCAGTGGTAATATTATGAATATTGTTATTCCAATGGCTGGAGAAGGAACTAGATTTCCAAAGGCCAAATATAAAAAGTCTAAACCTTTAATTGATGTACTGGGTAAACCTATGATTCAAGCTGCTATTGAATCATTAAATATCGATGGTCAATATAACTATATTATTCGAAAAGAACACAAAGATGAAGTATGGGATATATTAAATGACCTCACCCCTGACTGCAATATAATTTCTGTAGAGACTACTACTGGAGGCCCGGCAGATTCAGTTCTTCTTTTTAATGACGTGATCAATAATAACGAAGAACTTATTGTAGCAAATTGCGACCAAATTATGTGGTGGGATTCTGAGATGTTTCTTGTTAATGCTAGACACGAAAAATATGATGGGATGATTGTCACATATCATTCAGACACACCAAAAAATTCATATGCTCGAATCAATAATCAAGGGTTTGTTGTTGAAATAAAAGAGAAAGTAATTATTAGTAATATTTCTCTTAACGGTATTCATTATTGGAAACATGGGTCTTATTTTGTGGATAGTGCAAACCGAATGAAAGCCTGTAATGATACGGCTCCAAATGGTGAGTATTATGTGGCACCTACATATAACTATATGATAAATGATCTTGATAAAAAAGTAGGTGTTTACCATATACCAAATTTTCAGCACAATCCAGTGGGGGTTCCAGAAGACCTCGAACAATACATTTTTAAGGTATCTTATGAAAAAAACAAGAATTGAAGATTATAAAAGAGGATGGTTTATTGGAAATTTTGAGCCATCTGTATTAAAAACAAAAGAATTTGAAGTGTCTTATATGCGACACGCTAAAGGAGAAATATGGGATGCTCATTATCATAAAGAAAGCATTGAATATAATGTTTTAATTGAAGGAAAAATGATCATTCAAGGAATAACATTAGTGAGTGGTGATGTATTTGTTTTTGATAAAGGTGAGATTGCAGACCCAGTATTTCTTGAAGATTGTAAATTAATTGTTGTGAAAGTGCCCAGTATTATAGGAGATAAGTATGAAGTTTTTCCGTGAACGTGAAGAAATTAATGAACAAGATTATGTTATAGCAACATATTTGCTTGGCAGCACAAAATCAATACGCGATGCAGCTTGGAATTTAGCAATTGGTCAATCTGTTGGCAATCCAAATGTTCGCAATGAATGGGAAACTGAATTGATGTTTGAGCATCATTCATGTATTATTTTAGCGAATGAAAAACAGTTAGAAAAAATCGGAATAATGCCCGTTCAGATTGCATTTCCGATTGTTAATACAGATTGGGAAACTGATGGAATAAGTCATCTTTTATGCCAGCTAATGGGTGGCCATGTTGATATAGATGTTGTTACCAGTTGTAGATTAATTAATTTGGAAATTCCAGTTTCCGTCAAGAAAAAATTCCTTGGGCCAAAATTTGGCATCACAGGCTTTAGAGATTTTACAGGACAATACGGCAAGCCATTATTTGGAAGTATTGTTAAGCCAAAAATTGGTATTACCCCTGAAGTGCTGCTAGAGATGGTTAAACAGATGGTAGACGGTGGGGTTGATTTCATCAAAGAAGATGAAATTATGGTTAATCCAATTATTGCCCCGCTTGAGCGTAGAGTAGATATTATTTCAAATTATCTAGCTAAACAGTCTAAAAAAGTTGTATTTTGCCACACAATTAACTGCGATCCTCATATTCTTCATGATAGAGTGTCCAAAGTACATGAACTTGGTGGCAATGGAGTACACATTAATGTATGGTCAGGATATGGAGCTTATAATAGTATTAGAAAGCTTGATTTGCCAATTTATCTTCATTTTCAAAGCAGCGGCGCTAAAGTCATCACAGACCAGTCGCATAAATACAGCATTTCGTGGTCTGTTATGTGTCAGTTAGCAACTCTTATGGGCGTTGACACTATTCAAACAGGTATGATTGGTGGTTATAGCAATGATGATCCCGTAGAAGTTAGAGAGTGTATTGATATTTTGCAGAATGGTAATACACTTCCAGCTTTAAGCTGTGGATTTCATCCGGGTTTAGTTGACTATGTAACGGAAACTGTTGGTAACGATTATTTGGCAAATGCAGGTGGAGCCGTACATGGCCATCCTAACGGTACAGTATCCGGCGCTAAGGCTATGCGACAAGCAATTGAAAAAAATTATGAAAAAGAATACCTATTAGCGATTTCTCAATGGGGAAAAAAATAAAAAAGGAAAGTAAATATGAAAGAATATAATTATACACAATGGAGCAATGATCTTACTAAAGATATCAGATTTGGTGATCATAGAGATGATATGGACTGGAATGATGGAAGTTTTCCAGAAGTAGATACTTGGTCTATTCACGTTCAGCACCCAGTTACAGGTGTTGGTCAGACTCAAAGTGAATGCAATATCGACAACTTATTGAAATATTTTAATTCAATTAAGAATGATTGCAAATGCATTGTTGAAATTGGTGTTGATTGTAATGGCAGTCCAACTGATATGACTTCAACCAAAAAACTTCTACTTGAAAAACATCCAGATACTGTATATATTGGAGTTGATATTGAAGATAAGTCATATTTAAACGATGAAATTAACAATATTTTTACAATTAAGATTGACTCTTCAAATATTGATGGTGTTATGGAATTTGTTAGGTCCAAAAATATTGAAAGTATTGATTTTCTATTTATTGATGGGTGGCATAGCATCAATCAGGTTTTGAAAGAATGGGAATACACTAAGTGGCTATCTCCAAATGGAATAGTTGGATTTCATGATACGGCGGTGCACCCAGGGCCAGCAATGTTCCTTAAATATCTTGATCGTAATATTTGGAATGTTGATCTACCATGCCAGCATATGCGTAATGATTTTGGAATTGGTTTTACATGGAAAAAGTAAAATACCCAACTGTGTCTCTTGTTATTCAGGGGCCAATAAACAATAAAAAAAAATTAGATTTTATTGAACATATTCCATATTATAAAACTTTATTTGATGAAATTATTGTTTCCACTTATACAGAGCATCTTATTGGTAATAGTGATTTTATTGATTTCTGCGAATGTAATAACATTATTATTCGACATATTTCAGAAAATATTGGTAATGTTAGAAATGATGCAAGAGTTGGTTATCAGACTTTAACGACATATACAGGATTAAGGGCTGTCACCAATCCATATGCAATGAAACATAGAACTGATGAACGATATTCTAATCTTGATAAATTAATTGATAAATTTCTTATTGATGATGAAAAATGGGTTTCTGGCAGTCTTTTATTCGGTCCAAAAGTATATCGATTATTCCATGCCGCAGATCATTTGTTTATAGCTAAGACGGATAAACTATTGATGACATTTAGAATGACTCTTGACAATCTTAAATGTGGTAAGATGGAAGTCAACTTTCCTGGCGATACAAATGGTGCTCCTGAAATTACTTATACAAAAAACTTTATACGTGTATCGGGCGAGAAACCAGTAGATGAAAATCATGACTATTTAATTCGAAAATACTTCGATATTGTTAATAATTCTGAACTTTTTCCATTTATATCAAGAGAAAATGGCGCACAAAAAATTTACAGATCAATTGATGATATGGGGCCTAATAGAATACAATATCAAACAATTGAAGATATCTTGACTAAAGATTATATTGAAGGTCATGAAAATTGGAATCACCCTAACTGTTTTTATTAAGGAATTATAATATGATTTATATTGCACATAGAGGTCTTTTTACAGGCCCTGATAAAGAAAAAGAAAACCATCCAGATCAGATTGATCTTTCTTTATCAAAAGGTTATGACTGTGAAGTCGATTTATGGCGTGTTGACAATAAGTTATGGCTTGGTCACGATGGCCCATCGTATGAGATTAATGAGGATTATATAGAAAATAGACAATTAAAACTTTGGATTCACGCAAAGAATCTCATGGCACTGCGCTGGTTGTCAGAAACCTCATATAATTACTTCTGGCATCAAAATGATGATTTTACATTAACTAGTTTTGCTCATATTTGGACATATCCAGATAAAGAACTAACTGATCTTAGTATATCTGTCATGCCAGAGTGGAAATATACACTTAGTGAGTTGAAAGAATATAAGCCAAAATGTTATGGAATTTGTAGTGATTTTATTGAATTAATCTCGAATAGTTAATCTAATGTTAGATGAAAAAATAATAAAATTTCTAAATGGTCATTCTGGCTCTGAAATTATGCTGATGGAATCAGATAAACTGTTTGTAAGAAAGATAGGAAATACTACGAGAAATTATAAAAAACTAATTGAGCTTAAAGAAGAAGGATATTCGGTACCTGATATTTATTCATTTTTGGACGATGTTCTTGATATGGAATATATCAATGGTCTAGATATATCCAATTATCTATTGTATAATAACGCCAGTAAACTATATTCATTTATTTGTAGTACCATAGATAATTTTAGACATACCTCTAAAATAAAAGATTATACTGAAGTATATCATATAAAATTAAAATATGTGGATGAAGAAAATGTATTTCCATTTACAAAAAATGAACTTATAGAATGTCTACCAAAATATCTTCCATCAACTCAATATCATGGCGATATGACTCTAGAAAATATTATATGGTCTGATAGTGGTGAATTTTATATGATAGACCCATTAGAAAGTGAATATGATTCTTATATATTCGATATAGCTAAGATGCGACAAGATTTGGAATGCCAATGGTTTTTTAGAAATAGTACATCAAAAATTGAAACAAAAGTTCATTCATTACAGGAAAAAATACTGGAGAAATATCCTGAAGCATCCAATGATAATCTACTTATTTTGATGTTGCTTAGGGTATACCCTAATACTAAAAGTGGTGATGGGGACAGAGAGTTCCTACTAAAGGAGATTAAAAGATTATGGAAATAATTGTGCCATCTGCTGGCTTATCATCTAGGTTTCCTAGTATGAGGCCCAAATATCTATTATACGATTATACTGGAAAGTTGATGATTTATCAAGCTCTAAAGCCATATCTAAACAAATATAAGATTACTATTGGCATACTTGAAGAGCACGATAAATTATATGATGCTGTTGAAAGTCTCCGTCATGAATTTGGTGATCTTGTAGATATTTTTCTATTCTCAGAAACTACTACAGGCCCTGCTGATACCGTGTGCCAAATGTTGGAAAGAATTACTGCCACTCGTGGAGATACGAGCGTTCTAATTAAAGACTGCGATTCCTTTTTCGATCATACACCTATCAATGGCAACTACGTATGTACCTCTAATATATCAGAACATGATACACTAAGAAGAGTATCGGCAAAAAGCTTTATTATATACAATAACCAAGATATCATCACTGATATTATGGAAAAATCAGTGTCGTCCGATACATTCTGCTGTGGTGGGTATAAGTTTGAATCTGCACAGCAATTCATCAACATTTATAAGTCCTTGACTGTAAGTGGAGAGCCATTTGTTTCTGACGTGATTTCCAAGATGATTTCAAATGGCTCTGTTTTTATCAAAAATTCAGTTTCAAACTATGTAGACGTAGGAACTGCTGAAGAATGGTTTGAATACAATGATGTCCCAGTTATCTTCTGTGATATTGACGGTACTATTATAAAAAATCAAGGTAGAATTGGAAAAAATAACTATAACACATCTCCTATATTGCTTCAAAATAATATTGACAAATTACTTGAATATCAAGCCAAAGGGAGTCAGATTATATTTACAACATCAAGACCTACATATACGAAACAACTCACAGAAAAAATGCTTGAAGATATTGGATTTAAAGACTTTAAATTGATTATTGGACTATTAAATAGCAGACGAATCTTGATTAATGATTTTAATGCTGCTAATCCTTGGCCTAGAGCAGTGGCTCTAAATATTGAACGTGATTCAAATACACTAGGATATTATCTATAGTTTATAAACAAAGATTATAACCTAGTGCTGATTTTTAAAGGAAAATAATGATGTTAGAATGTTTGATTATAGGCGATTCAATCGCTGTTGGTACCAAGATGTTTTCTCCTGCTGAATGTGTTTCATATTCAAAAGGTGGATGGAATACATGGCAATGGAATAAGAAATGGGGAAATACCCCTCTTAATGCTAAAACCGTAGTCATTAGCCTTGGTACTAATGATCACAAGGGCGTTAATACGTATAAAGAACTTTCCAAAATTCGTTATCGTATAAACTCTTTAAAAGTTGTTTGGATTATGCCGCCTTGCAATAAAGGCTTTTGTAAGTCAAATATTAATACTACAATAAGAGAAATTGCTCACCATTATGGTGATGTTATTATCTCTACACAATTTCTTCAACCTGATCATATCCATCCTTCTTCTCGTGGATATAAGGAGCTTGTAAAGAAAGCAGTGATGTGAACATTTTTTATATCGATGAAGACCGTAATGCAATGTTGAATGATGAAGAAATGTGGCCGTGAACGCTCTTTTTGAACATATGAAAGACTTCTGTAATGAAGAATTTTTAAAGTGGAAAGAAGAAAACACACCGCCCATAACAAAGGTGTGCACTTATTGTTTGATTGAACAGCCAATAAAAAACTTTCAAAACAATCAAAAATATTATAATAGACCAGATTCAAGATGTAAATCATGTAAAAAAGAAACCACTAATAATACAAACAAACTTAAGAAAATAGCTCCACCAAAACCAGAATTTTGTGATTGTTGTGGTAAACCAAAAAAATTATTTTTAGATCACGATCATCAAACATTAGAAATTCGTGGGTGGATATGTAATGATTGTAATACATCATTAGGTAAATTGGGCGATGATATTTCAGGTTTAAAAAATGCATTATTTTATCTAGAAAGAGATAAAACATTGTATAACCTTAGAAATTTTCATGTGATCAAAAAAGGTGATAGCAGTTGAATATATTTTATATCGATGAAGACCCTCGTCAATGTGCACAGTGGATGGTTGACCGTCATGTAGTTAAAATGATTCTTGAGACTGCACATCTATTATCTACTGCACATCGTGTACTTGATGGTAAAGAAAAAATTGTAGAAGGATGGGTTGATGAGTTTGGTATCAAACATAGAAAAAAGAAGCTCTGGCATCTTAATGATGGCCGTGACAATATACTTTATTATGCTACTCATATTAACCACCCTTCTGCTGTTTGGTGTCGCAATTCTGTTGAAAATTATAACTGGCTTGTGGATCATCTATTCGCACTTAGTGATGAGTATTGCTACAGGTATGGAAAAACTCATGCGTCTATTACCAAAATGGGTTACGAACTTCAGTCGCCACCGTATAACTTGAAGGAATGGGATTGGACACCAATGCCATGTTGTATGCCAGACTGTTACAAAACCTCCGACAATCCTGTAATCAATTATAGAAATTATTACAGAGATGCTAAGTCTGAACTTCACAGTTGGAAGAAGCGTGATAAACCACATTGGATTTAAGATCAGACCCTGCTTCGGCAGGGTTTTTTCTTGTATAAATAGTTCTATAAATAATCAAGAGGACTATCATGACAAAGTGGGTAAAAGGAAAGTTTGAGAGCGAGATTAAAAGCTTTACAGCTATTGCTAATAAAATTGCATCCGACATAAGTCAGCAAGAAATTAAAAAGAAACTTGTTGAGCAGATGCTTGAAGACTTTAAGAAAAAATATAATGCTAAAAAAGAGCAAGTCTTAAAGCCGACCACATGGAGAATGCTTGAAGGCAGTGAATCATGGAATTGCGATACTATGATTAAAATTGAAAAACAACTCAAATCTTCTGACATCAAACTTTTATACGAGATTATATACGAAATGTTGTCTGAAAAAAATATAAATTGCCCGATTATCATGATGCAAAACAATGTTGGTATGCTTGTATGTGGTGAGAATACTCTAATGGCATGTAAATTACTAAATATAGAACCAAAAGTAATAATGATATGAAAACACTCAAACAATTCCTAGACGAAACTCCTGCTAATATATCTGCCGGAACGGGTGTAAGAGGATTTGGAGACGTTTCTGGAACTCCTACAGGTGATATTACTAACTATGCTGCATTTAACGCCTCAGACAATTCTAGAGCCGATGCTGTAAATGGTATCGTAGATCAACACAACGCAATGCATACAGACTCATTAGAAGCCAGTGATGCAGATACTAAAGACAACCTCTTAAAACCAAAGAAGAAATAATATGGCCCAGTGGCGCATCGATCAACAGAAAAAGGTAGAACAGAACAGTAAGACCCTATATGAATTGGGAATGATTGCTAATGTTAATGGCGATCCTGTTAGTAATACCAATCCATTTCCTGTTACATTAGGTTCAAATAATATTACCATTACAGGTAATGTGAATGTTGGTACAACAGTTGAAGTGTCGAGTACACCTCAAAATCCAGTACATACCCATATTACAGAAGTTGGCAACAGCGGTCTTTTAACAGTTTCGTATATGCCTATTGGCGGTAACGTAGTAGTTACTGGTTCTGTTAATGTTGGTAACATTCCAGCATCTCAGAATGTCGTAGTTACATCAGGTAATTTTGCATTTGATCCTGTAGCATCAGATGCGTTTGGTAGACACAGAGTATCATTACCGCTAACACTTTTTGATTCTTCTCATAGATATAAAGATAATGGATTATGGAGTACATCTAATACTTCTGGTACTACCTATGCATTTAGTCCTAATGAAGGCTTAGTAACACTAAATCTTCCCACAACAGCTAATGCAGAAATCATTCGAGAGACTAATAAAGTATTTGCGTATCAACCCGGCAAATCACTCCTTGTTCTTAATACATTTGTCCCAGAACCACCAAAGACAAATCTTCGTCAGCGTATAGGTTATTTTGGTGCACAAAATGGAATCTATTATGAGCTAGAAGGAAATACGGCATACTTTGTAGAAAGATCATACGTATCTGGTTCTTTAGTAGAAACACGAGTAGCACAAGCAGATTGGAGTGAAAACACTCTATCAAGTTTTGATAAGAGCAAAGCTCAGATTTTCTGGATGGATATTGAATGGCTTGGTCTCGGTACTGTTCGTTGCGGTTTTGTTATTAATGGCAAGTTTATTCACTGTCATTCGTTCCACCATGCTAATTTAATTACATCCACTTATATTACCACGGCATCGCTGCCTATTCGTTATGAAATTAAAAATACAGGGACAACTGCAAGCATTTCTACTATGAAGCAAGTTTGCTCGTCTGTAATCTCTGAAGGCGGATATGAACTGAGAGGCGTACAACAAGCTATAGGGATTCCAATCACTGCGGCACGTACTTTGGCTACAGCAGGAACATTTTACCCAATTGTATCATTAAGATTAAAATCAACGGCATTGGATGCTATAGTGATCCTGACCGCCATATCTACTATTGCAGATACATCAAGCAATTTTAACTGGCAAGTGAAAGCAAATACGACTACAACGGGCGGAACATGGGTAAGCGCAGGTGCCGATAGTGCTGTTGAATATAATATAACAGGTACTAGTACATCAGGGGGTAGAGTGCTTGCCTCTGGTTTCTTTACAGCAACCCAAAGCACCAGCGTATCTGTAGATATTCTCAAAGAAGCACTATTCAAGTTTCAACTAGAAAGAAACAGCTTAACTGGAACTCCGTTTGAAATTTCTTTAGTGTTGGCATCTAAAACTAATGGTGAGGGTGTTTACGCATCGATGGATTGGGAAGAAGTTTCAAGATAAGGAAAAAAAATGAAAACACTAAAAGATTTTATTTCAGAATGTGTTCTTAAAGAACGTGATGAGGGTTCAGACCATCCGGCAGTTGTTAAGTTTGCGTCAAAAGCACATGATGAATGGCGCAGAGGATTTGAAGCATCAAATGGTAAAGGCACAGAGCGAATCAAAAATAATAGCGATGGCACTTCAGGTAATATAAATGTGTCGTTTGATAAGTTGCACCCTGATTGGCAAAGAGAAAATCTTGCAGCAGGTAGAGCAGCAAAAGAAGCAGTGGAAAAACATGGTTCCAATACAGAAGCTGCTGCTGAACATATTCATAATGAATGGATGAAGCGCAATCCTAAAGCAGATTACAATGCAGCACAACATGTTCCTTATTCTGAACTACCAGAAGAAGAAAAAGAAAAAGATCGTGTTCATGTTAGAACAATGAGAAATCTTTTAAATGTTCATGAAGAATATATTTTTGAACGTGGTGAAGACGATAAAGGATATTACCGTGCAACAGAAGATGGTGCTGGCCTTACAAAGAAAGGCGCAGAACACTTTGGTATAAAGACTGCTGTAACAAGAAAGAATGTCGATCCTGACTCTGAGGCAGGTAAACGCCGTAAGTCATTTTGTGCAAGAATGTCTGGTATGCCCGGCCCAATGAAAGATGAAAAAGGAAGACCTACACGTAAGGCAATGTCTTTAAAGAGATGGCGTTGTAAAGTCTAAAAAGTATAAATAAAGGGTGGTTAAGGCTAAGGCAAACACCCATTTAAAAACAGATAAGCCCAAGGGAAACTCTGATGGAAAGAACAAAAGTAATACCCCGCGACCAAATTTCTTCTCCCAAGCTAGATGCCGTTGTCGGAGAAATGGGTGTTTCCTTAGTCTTAATCAACGGAATTTAAGGGCTTCTTGTATTTTGCAAGAGGCTTTTTTTATACATAGAGGAAAATATGAGCACACCTGAAAACATTAGAAATAAAGCTTATAGTGCAGCCCGTCAACTCGTGAGAAATCGTCTCGCTGAGAGTGCTGGTGCTGCTTATGAAAAGCTTGGTCCAACTGAAAAGATGAATATTGACAGGGCCGTTGAAAAAAAGCAAGCTCAAATTAAAAAAATTGCTCTTAAATTAATTCCACAAATTGCCAACAATGATAAAAAGCGTTTAGATTCATTCAATACTGGAAGTCCATTAGCAAACTATGGTTCCCCAGAAATGGGTGATGTTAACGAAGAGCTTAATAAAAAATTTGCAAAGCAAGTTTCTTCAAACAAAAAAGAAAAGCCAACTGAAAAAGGCGGCAAATGTGCTTACATTCAAATGCACAATACTTTTGGTGAAGAAGTTTCATTAAACAGCGCCGTATATAAAGCAATGATTAAAAAATCTGATAAATCAGGGATTGATGTCAATATTCTTGGTGAAATCTATAATCGTGGTATGAATATATGGAATAAAAATACAAATGTTTCACAACAGCAATATGCGTTTGCTCGTGTAAATTCTTTTATCAACAAAGGTAAGACATACTTCAATGAAGATAGTGATCTTGTTACTGAAACTAAAAAGAAAATGAAGGTTGAAATTCAAGAAGAAACTGAAACCTTTAAGAAGGGCGATGTAGTATATCTAAAGACTAATAAGTCTGCAAATTCTCCGCACACAGGTATAGTTAAAACAGTTACTCCTACACATGTTCACATTAAAGCTGTGGGTGGTACAGGATTGTATAGGGCACCTCATTCTTCGGTCACTAAAGATAGAAAACTATCTTATCATCATGTTACCTATGGTAATAAAAACGAAGAAACAGAGATAGAAGAAGCTCAAGCAAAACCATATGTTAAGCCTTTACACAATGAAAGTGGAAAGCAGGTTGGGTGGAAATCATCAAATGGTCATCATGTAAAGTACTGGCAGATGTTTGCCAAAAAGTCTGCATTAAAACATGCTAAACTTGAAGAAAGTATTGAAGAAGATGATTTTTTAGAACTAAACGATGAGGGAATTAATTTCTTCATTGAAAATGGTCTTGAATTTGATCTTGCTGAAGCCACAATCAGAAACACTAAAAAATTAATTCAAAGACTTCATGATGTCGAACAAGGTCAAACTTATGGTGGCCAACCATATTCAAGCCATCCAAAGTCAGTAATGCGTCTAGGTATTAAAGTTTTTGGTGGAAAACGTTTTGATCAAAATGCAAGAAAAGCAGCACTACTTCATGATACAATTGAAGACACGCCGACAACACCAGAAACTTTAATTAAAAAAGGTTTTCATCCTGATGTTGTGAAAGCAGTTCAGCTATTGAGCAAAGACAAAACAAAATCATATGAAGGCAATATCGAAAATATTGCTAGTGGTAATACTCCTGCTCATAAAATCGCACAGATGGTTAAGTATAGTGATAACATGTCAAATTACATGTCTATGCCAAAGCCAGAATGGGATAATGAAAAAGTTAAAAAACAAAAAACAAAATATATGGACTCAATGAAAAGATTGGGTCAAGTACTTGGCGTAAATCATCATGAAACACTTGAGCCAAAGTGGAAGCTTAAAGAAAACACAACTGATGATAACAAGCCATGTCAATCAAAAGATATTAATGAAGATTTGCGTAAATGGTTTGATCAAAAATGGGTTCGTATGGACACCAAGGGTAAGATCAAAGGTGATTGTGCTAGAGAAGAAGGTGAAGGCAAACCAAAGTGTCTTCCAATGGCTCAAGCACAAGCCATGGACCCAAAGGATAGAGCCAAAGCCGCTCGACGTAAGCGCAGAGAAGACCCAGTTGCTGATAGAGAAGGCAAAGGTGAAAAACCTATTAACGTCAGAACAGAAGCGGTAAGCCGAGCGCAACAAGCTGCAATTGCTATTTCTATGAAGAAAGCTGGTAGGAAGCCAAAGAACGAAGAGGTTCAACCCCTAGAAGAAAAATCCAATCCTACTAATCCAGCCCTGTGGTCAAAAGCAAAGTCTCTTGCTCGTCAGAAGTTTGATGTATATCCTTCTGCATATGCTAATGGATGGGCGGCTAAATGGTATAAATCAAAGGGTGGTGGATGGAATTCTGCTAACGAAGAATTTGTAGATACATCAAAAGGTTTAAATGAATCTTTCAACATGGCATTTGATTATCAGGGAAAGCCAGTAATAGCACCTACAGCACATGAATTAATGATGAAAACACAAGGCGGGTTTGCTCATCACAATGACGTACAGGATGTTATGAACGTCAAATCAATCAAAGAAGAGATTGAGAAGATATTTCAATCGACTATTCTTGAAGAAGATGATGATAAACTAGCAATTTCTATGAATAGCTTAATTAATATGGTCAATGAAGCATTCACCACTATTGATAGAATTAAGTCAGCTAATATTGAACGTGATGCATGGTCACAGGCTCAAATCCTTAAGTTAGAACGCTACATTGAATCGGTTGCCGCATACATTAACAACATAGATGAAACCGTAAGAAGCGGCGAAACACATGGTGTTATCGTTCCTGCACACACAATCGTCAGTCAAAAAACAGGTCAGTCAATCACTATACCTGCTAAGACAAAGAATGTAAAGAAGAATGATGTAGTTCTTCATCCAAATGACAATCCATTCGATGGTAAATGATTTTAATAAATACAATGAGAACAATTTAATTAATAGGGAATAAAATGGATAAACTAATCGAACAAATGAAAAGATTACTAGCCGATGTTTATGCATATGGTCTAAAGGCACAGAACTATCATTGGAATGTCGAAGGCCCAGACTTTATGCAATATCACGGTTTATTTGGTGGTATCTATGAAAAGGCTGCTGAAGATGTGGACACAGTTGCAGAACATATTCGTGCTCTTAATTCATATACTCCTGCTTCATTTGGTCGTTTTCAAGAACTAACATCAATTCAGGATGAGACAACTGTTCCTATTGCAATTGAAATGGTAAACCGTCTTTATCAGGACAATGCAAAGGTTCTTGCTACTGCTAAGATTGCATGTGCAACTGCTGATGAACTAAAGCAGCATGGTGTTTTAAACTTTCTTGAAGGTTTAATTGACGATTACGAAAAACAATCATGGATGCTACGTTCAACTGTAAAGAGAGTCTAATATGGCCAACTACAAACCACTTGCATCATATATAAGAGATATTTTAGAGAAAAAAGAACTGAGAGCTAAGAATAATCAGGCTCCCGGCGGTGGTCCTGAAACTGATATGAATGATCAGATTGCTGTTGGTTCATATAATACCAAAGATTTTGAAATGTCAAATAAAGCACAAAAGCTTTATTCAAATCTACCAAAAGAAACAGATTCAAATAGTGCTGAACAGGCTGCTATTCATCTTGATCAATTATTTGCTCTTCATAAGAATGCTAAGGTAAAGGGATATACTTCTCCAGAAGCACTTAAAACTGCTCAAAGTCATGCTGATAAGATCATGAATCTTGCTAAAAATATGAAGATGGAAAAAGAATTTGGTGATATTGTCGGCAATTCAATGGACTATCTAAAAGGACATACTGGCGAATATCCAAATAATGAGATTGAGCCAGATCAAGAGAAATCTCCTGAAGATGATAGCAGATTTAATACGCCATCTAAGGATTATACTACAGATCGTAATAGTGACCGTGATGTTGATAACGTAAAGAATTTTCTGATCAAAAGATCATTGAAAGCTCAACGTAAACTCAAGATTATCGATGACGATTGATTCATAAAAAAAAAAATAAATAACACACCAATTGGAGAAGAAAATGATTAAGAATAACGATAATTTTGATAGTCTATCAAAAAGTCTAATTGCCGATGTTCGTGCCGTTATGGAAGGCAAGAAAAAGGCATGTAAGTGCAACAACAATTGCTCTTGCGAAAAAGAAGAAAAGGGCGAAAAGAAAGCCGACGATGAAAATGCTGAAATGAAGACTGAAGCTTATGATGAGGTTGCTGTAAACAAGGCCATCGCTTCTTCAAACCGTTCTGGTAAAAAAATCAGTAGTGGAGCAGCAAAAAGAATTCATTCTCTCTTAAAAGGACATTCTGGTAGACAACCAAAGTGGACAAAAGATGAAGCTGATGCAATTACTGCTAAGATAAAGGCAGATAACAAGGGTGTCAAGGAAGAAGTCGAGATTGAAGAAGCCAAGATGACTTATAAAAAGATGCTTGGCCAACACTGCGTGTATCAAGGCGATAAAATGCTTCGTTCATTTCCAACAGAACTGGAAGCCATGAACCATATTAAAAAGAATCAAAGCGAAGAGCCTACAAAGAAAACTTATTCTTATAATGAGGAAGCTGAAAATCTTGATGAAATCAGTCATAAATTACGTAGTAGCTGGTTATCTAAAACTTTTAACAATCATTTCGATCATCGCATGGATGATAGTGATGCTGCTTCTGGTTGGAGAATAGACCCGCCTATAAAAGGACCAATGTCATCTTCTCGTCTAAAAATTTATAACAAAGCTCTTGATAAAGCTCAAAAACAGAACATGAAAGATTATGAAGATCGTGAACGTGCGAAGCGTGAAAAATATACACCTAAAGTCCACGATCTACGTGATATGGATCATGATGAAGTATATGATCACACTCAGACTAGCAATAAAATTAAGGATGGAGATGTTATGCGTGTCAAAAATGGCACTGCTGCTATGATTGGTGCATGGCCAACAATGATCCATGGTAAAAGCGATGTTCTTCACAGTTTTAAACCTGGCACTTCTATTAAGACAATTGATGGCGGATCATATCATAAAACATCTAAACTAGCTGATCTAACTCATGGTATTAAGGAAGAAGCTGTTAACGAAGCTAAGGCTGAAAGCCCAATCAAAGGCACTCGTCTAATTTCAAAGCATCAAGGCAAAGATGGCCACCATGCAGAAGTTCGTTTTAATCCAGATTACAACGAATATCAAGTTCATCACTATAACAATGGTAAGCATATGGGCGAAGGTCCAGTTTCTTATCATGGCGAAGGTAAGGAAGGCAGAGAAGATGCTACTAATACTGCTGAGTATGAAGTAAACAACTATCGTCCTAAGAATGGTTCTCTTCGTAAGGAAGAAGTTGAAGTGGTCGATAATGAATTCAATAGAGCCAATTATAAGCATTTAATCGGTAAAAGATACTCAGATGAAAAAGTACCATCATATGCAAGAGTAAAGAAGGTTGAAGAAAAGCCTTTAGTTGGCAATCAACATAAGCTCGACAAAAATAAGAATGGTAAGCTTGACGCACAAGATTTCAAGATGCTTCGTAAGGGCAAATCAATTGAAGAAAAGCTAGACCCTTCTATGGGAAGTGCTAAGTATATTGATGACTTTGTTAATTCAAAAGACCCACGTTTTGAAGGCAAGTCAAAGAAAGAACGCATTAAAATGGCACTTGGTGCTTATTATGCTGCTAAAAATGAAGCTGTAGAAACTAAAGAAGTTGATCAGATTGATGAAAAATATGGTGCTAAAACAAATTATAAAAAACATCATATTAGCGTAAATGGCAAGTATGTTGCTACAACAACATGGGCAAGAAGTGCCAAGGAAGCTGAACAAAGATTTATTCAACAGCATCCAGAACATAAGAATGAAAGAATCACAGTCGTTAAAGAACAATAATATTATAAATATTACAAGAAACAATTTCTAATTGGAGAAGAAAAATGGCTCAATGGGGCATGATCGATAGAGCAAACAATTCACCTATTTTTGCTACATCACAAGTAAATTTAACAACAACCGCTATTAATGCAAATACACTTTTTGGAAATACAACAGTCGGTGCATTTCAAAGTGGTGGCTTGCCTATGAAAAAGGCAGTCGGTACATTTGGTATCAGCACAACAGAAGTTGGTAATACTGTTTCTGGTGGCACAAAGGCAGCACACGCTGGCTGGAACATGAGAACAGCATTTACTGGACCGTTAACATCTGTTACCGTTGCTGCTGCTGGTAGACTTTATACCAACAATGATACCTATTCAATCGCAGCAGGTACTGGTGGTACAAACCAAACTGGAAACGTTGTAACAAATGCAACTGGTAACTTAGTTTCTTATACTGTTACAACTGCTGGTGCTAATTTCCAATCAGCTACACCAACTGTGTCAATCAGTGTCACATCAGGCGGCACTACTGGTTCAATCACTGCAACAGCAGGTGGTCGTGCTGGACGTGTTCAAGTAGAAACACTAGTCGCTGCTAGTTCAATCACTGGCGATAGTGACGGTACAATTTTCTAATTTTGAAATATGGGGTGGCTTCGGCCACCCCTTTTATTAAGTATAAAAAAATATGCACCATGAAAAACTTGACGAAAGTAATTTTCTGCTATTTGCTGCAAAACACTATGACAATCCACAGTGTCATGATACAACAGAATTTTATGATGATTTAAAAAGATTTAAATATCTTAAAAGATTATTTGTTAAATATGAAGATTCAGGCGAATTGCGTGAGCGTTTGATTCTTAATCATTTGATTATTTTATATAATGTATTTGGTGAGGCTGCAACTAGAATGTTATTTCTCAAGCTTGAAGGGCATTATTCATATTTAAAACCATTTATTGTAATGCTTGGGTATATGCCAGAGAAAATATTGGTTAAAAATACAATTTATTACAGTAGTGATATTCATATGAATGCTCATATTGTAGAAGTTTTAAGGAAAATTTGATGGCAAAGAATATAGATAAGGGCGAATATGATTACGAAGGTGACATGGCAATGTCACAGCTTAAGAGTGTTATATCAAATGCTAAAAGACTTCATGATATGCTAAGCCCAAACACAAACCTTCCTGAATGGGTTCAGTCTAAAATCACACTAGCAGAAGATTATATCACTACTGCTACAAATTATATGTCTAGTCAAAATGTCAATGAAGAAGGCATTGCTCCAACAAATGCAACTGGACCTGCTGTGTATGGAACTAATGGTGAAAATCCTCCAATGCGCCGTAAAGCAATAGAAAAATACAAGAAAAGTAATCAGCCTTTTAAGCGTAAGACGTTAGAAGACTTTAAAAAAGGAAACTGATATGTTTGGTATGATTCCACTTCCTGTTAAACTTTTAGCAATTCTTTTTATCGTACTAGGAGCAGCAGGTTGGGGATATATGAAAGGTTCTGCACACGCAGAGATTGAACTTGCTAACTATCAGGCTAAGGCACAGAAACAAATAACTGAACTTGAAAAAAAGAATACTGAAATTTCAAGCAATGTAGTAACAGAATATGTAGATCGTGTCAATACAATTCATGACAAAGAAGTAATATATAAAACTGCTACTGCAAAAATGGAGCCGCAACATGACATGTCAAATGGCTGGGTTGAACTTCACGATGCTGCTGCAAGACTTGTAAATCCTAATGCAATATTAGCATCTGATAAGTCTCCATCAGGTATTATGGATAACTCTGCATTATCAGTGGTTATTGGCAACTATGCAGTTTGTCATGAAAATAAGCAACAACTAATTTCATTGCAGAAATGGATTGCTGACAATAAAGCTGCAATTGATGCTGCTAATCTTAATGCTCCAAAGGATAAAAAGTAATGAAAAAAATTATAATACTTCTTCCTTTGGTGATGTTAATCGGATGTGCTGGCAAAACACGTTTAGTGCCACAGGCATATATGCCTACGCCTCCAGAAGTTCTTATGAAAGCTCCACGTGAGCTAAATACAATTAACGTATCTAATACAAAAGAAGGTAAACCAAAATGAATATATGGGAAAAAATTAAAAAATTTTTTGGTGGTTCAACTATTTTACAACAATTTAAAGAAATTATTGAAGAAGAAAAGATCATTCTAAAAAAATTAGAAACTGACTTTGAGACTTCTATCGATAAAGTTGAAGAAACTATCAAAACAGAAGTCAAGGCTGTTAACGATCAAATTACTGATGCAGTCACACAGACAAAAAAGGTGGTTAAAAAGCCACGTAAAAAGAAATCGTAAGGAACTACAATGAAAAACGTAATCGACTATATCAAGGGTGTTCTTGCTGATGGCAAGGGTTCACCTTCTTCAAAAAGAGTGATTACATTTCTATTTGCAATTCTAATCGCAATTGCATTTATTGCTAACTTATTTTATGGTTATAAAATTGAAAAAGAAATTCTTGACTCAGTTATGTATGTTGTAATTGCCGGATTTGGTTTTACAGGCATTGAGAAGTTCGCTCCTAATGGCCTAGCAGGTACAACGAGCGCACAATGACAACAGATAGTGATGTTAAAAAGTTATCAGAGAACGTAGCTTCCTTACAGAAGGATATGGCGCAAGTCGGCACACTCGTTGACCGTCTTGATATTACTATTGAAAAATTAACAGAAGTATCAACCACTGTATCACAGTTATTAGCGGTGCAAGGAAACCGTCTTGAATTTCAGGAAAAAATACAAGAGAGACTAGAAAAGATGGTTGAAGATCGTCGTATTGAGACAGATAAAGGTATCAAAGACGTTTATGTTCGTATCGAAAATGTAGAGAGAGGATTACAGGAAGATATGGACGATAACTACACCAAGATTGCTAACAAGATCGAAGAACTTAAAAAAGAAGGCAACGAACAGCACAAGGTGCTGAATGACCGCATGACACGTATGGAAAAATGGATGTGGATGCTTATCGGGGGCGGTATCGTTGTTGGAACCCTGTTTGATAAAATTAATATACCAGCCATTTTTGGTCAATAAATTTTTTACTTGACCCCATATATTCATATGGTTATAATCCGTTTGTCGATTCGAAATATATTGAATCTTTATAATATAATGGGAATAACATGTGGATTGGTTAGATAGAAAATATATTGGTTTTATATCTCATAGACTAAGAAATTACAAGCAGAAATCAGAGAATCTTTATAACTTCTCTTGTCCTATCTGCGGAGATTCCAAAACAGATAAAAGAAAAACACGTGCTTACTTCTATGAAAAGAAGGGTAAGGCATGGATGTGTTGTCATAACTGCGGTGTAGGAATGACAATTGATAATTTTGTAAAATATCTTGATCAAGGATTGTACAACGAATATATTAAAGAGCGTATGCTGGCCAATGGTCAAGTACGTAAAAAGACTGATGTTGAACTTTTTGCTGAAAAAATGAAAAAGCCAAAGTTCATGAAAACAAGTCCTTTGATGAAGCTAAAGAAATTGTCATTATTAAATCCTGCTGGTCCAACACGTATATATGTTGATGGACGTAAAATTCCTGCATCTATGCATCATAAACTGTTTTATTGTAAAAACTTTAAAGCATGGGTGAATAGTTTTTTGCCAAATAAGTTTGAGAATGAAGAACATGATGAAGCTCGTTTAATTATTCCATTCATTGATCAGGATGGAGAATTCTTTGGTCTTCAAGGTCGTTCACTAGTTAAGGACAGTAAACTACGATATATCACAATCATCCTTGATGAAGATAAACCAAAAATATATGGACTTGATACTGTAAAATTGGACCAGACTATATATGTGGTAGAAGGTCCGATTGATTCAATGTTCATTCCAAACGCTATTGCATCTGCTGGTAGTGATCTTACTTCAAACTTAAGACAACTTAAAACTGATAAGAGTAACTTTGTGATTGTATTTGATAATGAACCACGAAACAAAGAAATTGTGAAGAAAATTCAAAAGGCAATTGACCAAGGATATAGAGTTTGTTTATGGCCTGAAACAATTCTTCAGAAAGATATCAATGATATGATTCTTGCTGGATTAACATCGAAAAAAATTATTGACATTATTGATGAGAATACATATAGTGATCTGTCCGCAAAAATTAAATTTGCAACATGGAAAAAAATATAATGTATTTTAAAAAATTTTTATGTCGTATAGGATGGCATGATTGGACCCCTTGGGGACAACCTGTAAGACTGCCTGACGAACGAGGGCAACAGTTTCGTATGTGTACTATTTGTCAAAAGCAACAAAGGCATATTTTCTAATGGATATTAAAAAAACAGATATGGCAGAGTTGGGGCTTGAATACGTTTCATGGCCCATTACTCATGTTCGCATACATAGAACAGATAATCAGTGGCTTGTAGAATATCGTCGCAAGCCTAAGTGGTTCTTTGACCAATGGTGGTGGTTCAATGATGGAAAGTTTGTAGATTATACAGACGCGCAAGATCGTGCTGCTAAACTACTTGCACAGGGGTTTGTGCTTTCAACACGTTATCGTACTGATTATATGGAGGTAAATAATGACTAAAGAAGAACTTGATCTATGGGCTAGAGAAGTAGCTAAAAAGCTTGATGAATGTCCTATTGAAGATACAAAACAGATGTGGCAACTATTGGATGAAACTGAAAAGGTACGCCTAGAATTTGTAAAAATTTATGGATTAGAAAATGAAAATAATGAGTGAAGTGAAACGTTATCCTTGTTATAATGATCAATACGCTAATTCGGATCAAGTACTTGAATATGCTATTGATGAAATAAAATTAGCACAACTCTATAACAATAAAGTAAGTGTCGAA